ATTTTATAGAGGCTAAATTAATGCAGCCTCTCATCACGAGGTCAGTCATCGAACTGAAGATCCTCATGGACATCTCTATTCCAAGTATGATAACCAGGATCAACGTTATTCATCTGGACAAGAACATCATAACTGGGCAGCTCTTGCTGAAGAAGCTCTGGAGTGAGCCCAAATTGGCGATACTTGCGAATATCATACTTTGCAGTCAAATCCCGAAAAATTTTATTCTTCAAACCACCAGCCATGAAAAGAGTCAGAACCGAATGATAATTTCGAAGCCAAACATACAAATGCCAATTGTTCCCCATAGAAGTATAGACCGTTCCAACGGTCGACATAATCGCATCAGGAACCGTGCGAAAAGTACCGTTCCGACCAATTACGGTCTTAATTACCATCTCAGACTTAGGTCGAAAATTGACAATCTTAGGGGGACGGGCTAAATTCTTATGGGGATTCTTAATAAAATAATTCTTCAAAAAAACAATCCCAGGAACCGACAGCTCGCCTCCCCGAACCTCACTGAGGAAAGGGACATTCTGACGAACGTCCCTAATTTGCATATTCCAAACATCACCAGACCAACGCGCAAAAGCTTTCTCCCCAATCAAATTCTCAAGTCGTTTAGGGCTATGGACAACATGATCATCCCCATAAGTTATTATCCACGACTCCGCGTCGGCAATGGAACGTTCGATATCGGAAGCAATTCCTTCTTCACCCTGATTATAAAGATCAAAAATTACGCAAGAAATAAAGAGTGAATAGAGGAAAAGAACAATCCAAGATCCAGCATGAGAAGTACAATAAGCTCCTGACGGAAGGCCCCCAACAACATGCGCCCACATACCTCGAGTCAAATGAGTCAAACGGGCAACACAGTGAGTCGCAAGTTGCCTACAAAGCCATTCCATGGCTTCCCGATCCGGACCATCAGAATAATACTGAAGCAAAGAGGAGTAAAACAAATTCATGAAAATTGCATGAATTGACTGATCATACTTGTTAAAATCTCCATCCCCCAAGCTCCCGCTAACATTCAAGCCCTTAAA